CAGGTAGTCCAAATGTGAATGCAAATGCAGCTGCCTGTGTAAGGATTGGAGACGCAACTGGTTGTGGTGATCCTGCAGCTGCAGGTTCACCTAATGTTTTTATAAATGGTATAGCAGCACATAGAAAAGGTGATGCAACTGGAGGACATGGTTCCTGGGTTCCAAATGCAGCTGCTACTGGATCAGGTAATGTGATAGTAAATGGCTAAGCCAGATTATGAAACACTGCTTGGCCAGATAGCAGCAGAAACAGATCCAGATAGAAAACAAGAACTGATTGATGAATGTTATGTATTTTTGGAACCACTGACAGAAGCTGAGGAAGATTTGTTTGCTTATGTGCCAAGAGATTATTTTGAAAACAATCCAGGTACAGATGATGATGGGAACTTTATAAGTTTTATTGGTACATATTATAACCAAGCTGGAGCTAACACAGGATGACTATTACAAAGAGATCGGTTAAAGGAAGTGCTCTTTCATATGCAGAGATGGATGAGAACATCCGTGACTTGCGTGAGGACACAAACCTGAATAGAGTGTTGTTAAATGGTAACACATCTAACACTGAGCTTAGAGTACCTGGCCTTCCTCTACAAGTACAATATCATAGAATAGATCAAGCTAATGCATATACTTGTGCAGCATCTGGTGGAAACTTAGCTGGAGAAGATTACTCAGATTTTGGAAGACTTGTTGAAGTAGAAGCAACAAGAATGACTATTACTCCAAAAGTTGCAAACAGTATTATACAAATAGACTTTAGTATGTTTGGTGAACCTAATCATCACAATTCAGGTTTTCTCATTGGACAATATTATTCAGCTAATACTACTGTTACAGTTATAAGAAGATCTGGCTTTGAAGGTTTCAACAATGTAGAAGCAAAAGATATGAACAATACTTACATATCAGATTTTTATGATTCTGATAGTGGATCGACAGCACGCCAATCAAACTTTATGTATATTGATAAACCAGGTACAACTAATCCGGTTACATACGTTTTAGTTTTTAAAGCTACAACAGCTCATAATAGAATATTTAATCTTAACCAAACACATACCACAGGCCACGAGCATGGGGTATCGACAATGAAAATACAGGAAATTGCAACATGACACATGAAACTTTAACATCACTATTTGAAACATATGTGGAAGAAAGTGAAAAATTTGAAAAGGGAAACAAGGCAGCAGGCACAAGAGCAAGAAAAGCTCTGTCTGAAATAGCTAAACTTTGCAAAGTACGTAGAGCAGAAATACAAAACGCAAAGAATGGATGATAAATATCTAAAAAGGTTTTTTTATGGCTCAAACCAAAGAAGTTAACTTTAGTGATCTAAACTTAACCTTTAACCCTCACCCGGTTACTGGAAAACTTTCTGTACTTGAAAATAATGAAGCTGTAAAAAGATCAGTTAGAAATATTGTACTGACTAATCATTATGAAAGACCTTATCAACCAAAGTTTGGTGGAAATATAAGATCACAATTATTTGAATCACTTGACGGTTTTACTTCAGCTGAGATACGAGATGATATTGCAACAGCTTTAGCAAACTTTGAGCCAAGAGCAGAAATATATGATATAGTTGTACTACCAATGTCTGATGAAAATGGGTTTAATGTTTCTATCACGTTTAGAGTAATAAATCAAACAGATCCAGTAACCGTTAACTTGTTTTTAGAGAGAGTAAGATAAGATGCCAGCCAATAATGCTCTTAAAGTAACAGATATAAATTTTGATAGTATTAAGAGCAATCTTAAAACTTATTTGAGCTCACAAAGTCAGTTTAATGATTATGACTTTGAAGGTTCAGCTATGGCAACGATTATTGATCTTTTATCATACAACACATATATGAATAGTGTGTATGCTAACTTTGTTGGTAATGAAATGTTCCTTGATAGTGCTATTTTAAGAGACAATATTGTTTCAAGAGCAAAGATGTTGGGTTATACTCCAAGAAGTGCTAGAGGTGCTACAGCCTATCTTCATGTAACTATAACACCAACAGGATCACCAGACAGTGTATTGATTCCTGCTAATACTATTTTTACATCTACTGTAGATGGCCTCGACTATAAATTTGTAACCGTTAATGGCTTTATAGCTAACTCATCTGCATCACCTGCTTATTCAGCAAACGTAGCATTAAGAGAAGGCGAACCACTTACTCAAAGATATACAGTTGATAGTAGTAATCCTGTTAAATATCTTTTACCTAATCCAGGAGCTGATACATCATCACTTAAAGTAAGAATTCAAGAAAGTGTTTCTAATACTTCAGTGACTCCTCATACACTTGCAAATGATCTAAACGCAGTTGGTGCTAACAGTAATGTATTTTTTGTACAAGAAAGCACCGAAGGTCAATATGAAGTGTTGTTTGGTGATGGTGTTTTAGGTAAAGCTCCTAGAGATGGCAACATTATTATACTTGATTATCAAGTCGCAAGTGGATCAATTGTAAATGGAGCTAACACATTTTCTGGTCCTTCAACTATTGGTGGCTTTTCAAACTATACATTTACTCTCTCAGGTAAAGCTGCTGGAGGCGCAGAAGCAGAAACAATTGATGAAATAAAGTTCAATGCTCCAAAGAATTTTGAAAGACAGGGTAGAGCAGTTGTTGCAGAAGACTATAGAAGAATTTTACTTGCTGAAGCAGGAGATGTACAGACAGCTTCTGTATGGGGTGGTGAGGACAATGATCCACCTATCTATGGTAAAATCTTTATAGCAGCAAAGCCTAGAGTTGGAAATCTTTTATCAGCTCAAAGAAAAACTGAACTAGTTGCTTTGTTGAATAAAAACAATGTTGTATCAGTACAACCAGAGTTTGTAGATGCATCATTCATATATGTTGATCCAACAATTAAGATAAACTACAGATCTGCAGATACAACTTTATCTGCTAGTGATTTATTCACAAAAGTAAGCACCGCAATTACAAACTTTGAATCAAATACACTTAATGATTTTCAAACTAAATTTAGAGCATCAAATTTTGAAAGACAACTTGACAATGCAGATCCTTCATTTGTAAGTAACTATACAACTTATAGAATGATTAGAAGATTCTCACCTAATACTAACACAGCTACAACATACAGCATTCCATTTAACAATGTGATCTTCAATCCACATACAGGGCATCAAGGAGCTATATCCTCTACCTCATTTAGATTCCAAGATCAAGATTGTTTTATTGATGATAATGGTGAAGGTCAAATTAGAATCTTTTATCTTGGTGCAAATAACGTAAAGACATACATTAGTAGAACAGCTGGTACAGTTGATTATAATGCTGGAATTGTTACAATTAATGGTATTAATATTACGAGCTCGACTCAAATATCAATCTTTGCTAAACCAGCTGTAGATGATGTTAATTCAGTAAGAAACCAAATTATGCTTCTCAGAGGTGTTACTGTCGAACTTTATGATGAAACAACTGGATCAACTACTATCAGTGGTTCTGTTGCTACAGCAGGATCTACTGCTTCGGTTTTATCAGAAACTGTATCGGTGGTATCAACAGGTACTACATCAGGTGTTCCATCATTGGTGTACTAAATGGCAACAAACTTAAAAATAAGTACTCAAATTGAAAACCAACTTCCTGACTTTGTCAGAGATGAAGGACCAAATCTTGTTGCCTTTTTAAAAGCATACTATGAGTGGATGGAAACAAATCAACAAGCCACTGATGCAATGAAAAACTTGATTGTCAATCAAGACATTGATACAGCACTTTCAAACTACATTGAATATTTTAGAAGAGAAATTATTCCATCTTTTCCACAAGAAATGAGAGCAGACAAACAATTTGTAATGAAAAGAATAAAAGATCTTTATAGATCTAGAGGTGCTGAACAATCATACAAGTTGTTATTTAGAATTCTTTACAATGAAGAGATTGAAATATATAATCCTTCAGAACAAATTCTAAAAGCATCAGATGGTAGATGGGTTACAGAAACATCTATTAGACTTGGTGATCCAGCAACAGGTAATACGTTTGCTTTACTTGGTCAATCTATTACTGGTGTATCTTCTGGTGCTACTGCAAAGATTGAACGTATCACACAAACATCAGAATCTGGTCTTCTTGTGAAAGAAAGTTTTCTTTCCAATATTGCTGGTACATTTAGAGATGGTGAAGTAGTTAGAGATAGTGCAAACACTATTACTGCAACCATCTATAACATTTCTGGTCCTCTCACAGGTATTACTTTTAATGATGCAGCTGAGCCTGGAGTTGGCCATCAGCAAGGTGATTCAGTTACAATCTCAGGTGCTGGTAGTACTAGAGATGCAACAGGTACCATTTCTTCTATTGATAATGCATCAGGTATTAGAATAGCTGTTGTATCTGGAGGTACTGGCTATAGAGTTACTCCTGCATCTGGCGATGCATCATTAGGTGGGGTTGTTAATCTTTCAGGTGGTTCGGGTGTTGATGCTCGTTTCTATATTTCATCTATTTCAAACACAAGTACAGTATCATTAAGTAATAATGACATTCGTCCAATTGCAAATGTAGTTTTAAGTACTGGACCTACTTTTGTTTCTTTAGGAACAAATACATCTCCAGTATCTTCTAATCTTGCAAGTGCTAATATTAGCTCAACTATAGCAAGTGCACTAAACTTTAACGCTACTACAGTTGGTTCAATTAACACAATTAGTGTAACAAACTTTGGTAAGAGATATGCTGCTAAACCAACAGCAACAGCAATTGATCAAGAAGTTGCTGAACTTGCAATTCCAGATCCAGGTGGTATTAGAGGTCAAAATGCTGTATTGAGAGTTGATTATGAGCCAGGGGCAATTGCATCTATCAATATTCAAGATTCAGGTCAAGCATTCAACAAATATAGACTTGCAACTATCACAAACAATACAAGATCTCCAACCAATGCAACAGAACCAAAAGAGTTTGGTTCAGGTTTCCCAGGAACAACATCAGGTTATAATACAACAGGATTTGGTTCCACATTTGGTATCTTCCAGTATGATGGCAAGTACATTGATACAAAAGGATTTTTGTCTGGTGATATGAGATTGCAAGATAACTTCTATTACCAGGATTTTTCATATCAAATTGAATCAGATAACTTCATAAGAAAGTATAGAAAATTTGTAAATGATATCTTACATCCAGCTGGTACAAAAATGTTTGGCCATGTAAGATTACAGTCAACTATATCTGCTGCCATCACAGTATCAAGTAATGTTCAGACAGCAAACTCAACTACAAGAACATTTGATACAACTGAAAACACATTTGACTCATCACTGATTACTTTTGACAAAGGTTAGCATAAATAAACTAAACAGAGGTTCATATGGCTATTAAATTTGTAGGCGTTGGTTCAGCAACTAATGATGGTACCGGTGATAACATCAGAGTTGGTGGCCAGAAAATAAACAACAACTTTAGTGAGATCTACACTACATTTGGTAGTGGGACTGCACTTACTCTACACAATACTGCAGCAGCAAACACATATGTTAATGCGCAGATTGGTGGAACGAATACTGCCATCCGAGCTTTAGTAAGTGATAGAATGCAAGTTGCTAATTCAGAAGCAGCTGGTGTCACTTCTGCTATTTACGTCAATGCCAATACAACATCAACATTTACTAGACCAAATTCTACCACTTTCCAATTGCAACATGGTCCTTCAACTACATCACAGTTTACTGTTACTAACAATGGATCTGTTGCATATAGATTTGAACCATATGGTTATGAAAATCAAGATAATCCAAACATCTTTGCTATAAGTGGTACAACCATAGCCATTAATATTGGACTAGGAGGAGCTCATCCTTTTGCAATTCAATCACAAAACGGTACTAACTATAGCAATGGATTGTTCCATGTATCTACAACTGGTGTAGTCTCGCAGAATGCAGCAGCTCAAGGTCAGACGTCTGGTACTCTGTATTGGAGAATTCCTGAAAACATTTCTGGCAATTATAGATATCAATGTACATCGCATGCAGCGATGAGAGGTAATGTTTGTATTAAAGCAATAGCAGGTATCTAATAATGTCTGGTGTAATAAAGAAAAATTTTGGAATCTTTAACGCAGCTCAGTTTAAAGAAGCATTTGATGAAGCGTCTCCAAGTAGAGTATATTTGTTTGTAGGTGGTGTACAGCCATTTGCAAATGATTCAAATGTACCTACTCCAGTAGAGAGCACACAAACAACAGACTACGATATTTTTAGATCATTGATAGCAGCTAAAAAAGTTAGATCTACAGACGTATCACATTCTATTCCAAGATATAATTGGGTTAGTGGTACGGTTTATACTGAATACGATAACAGACGTAATTTATTCTCAAATAATTTTTATGTATACACTGACGATAGAAACGTATATAAATGTCTGTTTAACAATAAAGGCGCTGCTTCAACAAACAAACCAACCGGTACCCCTACATCCCAGATTATCACACAAGGTGATGGATACAAATGGAAGTATATGTATACCATCTCTGGTGCTGAAGAAAACAAATTTGCGACAGCAGTACAAATACCAGTGAAGGTAGTTTCTGCTAACGATGGTTCTTCTCAGTTTACTGTTCAACAAGCAGCGGTAAATGGTAACATTGAAATTTCAGATGTAAGATCTGGTGGAAGTAGCTATCTTTATAACACTGGTACGATCTCTGCAACTACTAACTCAGCTGTTATGAGATTAGCTACTTCAGCTAATACAGTTGATGATGCTTACGTTGGATCTGTCATTTATATTGACTCTGGCTTAGGTGCTGGATTGTCAGATGAAATTATTAACTACACGGGATCAACAAGAGAGATTACATTAAAAACTGGATTGGCTACAACTCCTAATACTTCAACAACATATATTATTGGACCAAAAGTAACCATCACAGGTGATGGTACTGGTGCTACTGCATATGCTAATGTTACAAATAATGGTGCTGTAAATTACATTAACATGATTGATAGAGGTCAAAACTATTCTAAAGCTACTATTGCTATTACTGCAAACACAGGTACAGGTGCAAATGCTGTAGCATATATTTCACCTCCTGGGGGTCATGGATCAAAAGCTAGAGATGAGTTGGGTGGATCAAATATTATGGTCAATGTTATTCTTGATGGATTAGAAGCAAACACTATTCCAGCCAACAATGACTTTAGAGTTTTTGGTTTACTTGCAGATCCTATATTAGCAGATGGTACAGTTGCCAATAATGTGAACTATGAATTTACTACAAGACTAACTCTTACTGGTGCTACTGGTGGATTTGTTTTAGATGAAAAGATTACTGGGGCAACTTCAGGTGCAACAGCCAACGTTGTATCGTTTGCAAATACAAATGCCACTGGTACAAATGGTGTGTTAAGAATACTAAATATAGATGGAAATTTCTCATCTGGTGAAAATATTACTAGCTCTGGTGGTACTTCAGCAGGTGTTAGTAGTATCAAAGGATCAGATTTACAATTCTTCAAAGGTAATGTTTTGTATGTAGAACATAGATCTCCAATTGTAAGAGATTCACTACAGACAGAAGATTTTAAACTGAATATAGCGTTTTAGGGTAAGACATGGCCAATACTGATATTAATTTTAACGTTGATCCTTATTATGATGATTTTGACACCGGTAAGAATTTTCACAGAATTTTGTTCCGTCCAGGACTAGCAGTTCAGGCTCGTGAACTAACTCAGCTACAGACTATCCTACAAAACCAAATTGAAAGAATTGGTGATCATCTGTTTAAAGATGGTAGTGTTGTTAACGGTGGCCAGATTCACCTAGATTATGAAATCAAATATGTTAAACTTGCCAATAATGAAATTGCTTCTAACTATAACGGCAAGATTCTTCAAGGTAATACATCTATAGCAAGAGCTAAAGTTGTTAAGACTATAGAAAGACAAGGTGCAAATACACCTACACTATTTGTAAAATATCTTGATGGTAATAGAGCCAATGCTCAAGGATTTGTTGTTGCATCAGTAAATAGTACTGCTTATAGTCTTGAGCTTAATAGTACTATATCACAAACCAATGATCATTACAACGGAAAAGTTATTAAACTTGTTGGTGGACCTGGTAAAGGTCAACAAAGAAAGATTGTAGATTACATTGCGAATTCAACTGTTCGTACTGTTGTTCTTAATGAAGCTCTAAGTACTAATCCTACCTCAGAATCACGTTTTACCATCTTTGATACTACAGAACAATTTGTTCTTGGAGATAGATTATTTGAGGTTGGTAATGCAGGAGTAGTTGCAAACGTTGCTCTTACTGTCCCATCTGGTACGGTAACAGGAAACGCGTCAGCTGTTGGTGTTGACGAAGGTGTTTACTACACTAGAGGTACTTTCGTGAGATCAGCTCCACAGTTTATGATATTGGATCCATATAGTACTAAACCAACTAATGTTGTTGGTTTATCTATTACTGAAAGTATTGTAAGATCAGCTGCTGATACAACACTCTTAGATCCAGCTCAAGGTTCATTTAACTATACTGCTCCTGGTGCTGATAGATGGAAGATTGCTCTTACATTAGATAAAAAACCACTTCGCTCAAATGCAAATGTAGCCTCTAATAACTTTATTGAGTTGTTAAGAGTTGAAGATGGTGCTCTTACAAAGGTTATAGAATTTCCAAGATATAATAAAATTGGTGAAGAGTTAGCCAGAAGAACTTTTGATGAATCAGGAAACTATACAGTAAGACCTTTCAAGTTAAACTTCAGAGAATTTGTATCAGAAGCTAAAGGTGTTATAGCTTCTGCTTCTGGAACAACAGTTAGACTTGATGATGAAAATGTTGGCACACTTCGTGGAAGATTATCAGCAAACAATGATTTCTACAACGGCCAGAAAATCGTTATACATGAACCAAGTTCTCCTGCTAGAGGTTTAGAAAGAACAATTGACGATTATGATGGAGCATCAACTACACTTACTTTGAATTCTCCTTTTACTGCTTCACC